AGGCGGCGATCGTCGGGCAGTCGGAGACCACAACTGCCGGGGCGGCCGTCAGCAGCGCCGCCACGCTCTCGATCGCGGCATCGGGGACGGTTACGGCCGACGATGCCACGGTAACGGCCGTCGCGGTCGTGTCGTTAACGGGGCAGGTAGGCGCGACAACGGACGATGCCGCCGGTGCGGCTGACGGGTCACTGGCTGTCGTCGGGCAGGCGGCGCTGACAACGGACAGCGCCACCGTTGCGGCCGAGGGTAACGCCGTGTCAGGCAATGCCGGGGTGGTTGTGGCCACGCTGGCCGGCGCAGCAGCCGCCGCGGCCGGTGAGTTGACCCTAGTGGCAGTCGCGGCGTTTGCACTGGACGGAGCCACCGTCGTGGCGGTCAGTGACCTGGCGCTGGTGGCCCAGGTAGACGCGACGCTGGACGCGGCCGCCGTTGCCGCCGTGGGCGAGTTTGTGGTGGGCGGGGCGCTGGTCGCCACGCTCGACGATGCGGATGTCATCAGCACCGGCACCCTGGCGTTGACCGGCGATGTGTTCGTTACGACGGGTGACGCCGCATCCGTCGCCGCGGGCACGTTGGCGCTGACGGCCGTCCTGGTCGTCACGCTCGATGATGCCACGGTCTACTCCACGGAGTTGACCGTGCAGGAGAATTTCTACATTGGTTCGGTTGAATCCCCGGCGCGGTGGGGCGCGATTGAGATGCCCGTCGCCTATGGGGTGGCTCAAAGCCCGGCGGCGGTCGGTACTGTCCGCACCGCCGGGGATATTGTTTAAGGAGAGATAACGATGGCTTTACAATTTTCAACAACGGTTCGTAATGCGCGGCTGGATGCCATTGAAACGGCAGTCGGCGCCACCGCAGTTTTGAAGATCCGCACGGGCGCGGCGCCGGCCAACTGCGGGACGGCCGACAGCGGCACCGTCCTGGCGACGTTGACCCTGCCCTCCGACTGGATGGCGGCGGCCAGCGGCGGGTCAAAGGCTAAGTCCGGCACGTGGCAAGATGCTGCGGCTGACGCCACCGGAACGGCGGCCCACTGGCGACTGTACGCCTCGGACGGCACCACCTGCCACGCGCAGGGCACCGTGACGGCCACGGGCGGCGGTGGCGACATGACGGTTGACAACACGTCGTTTGCGACCGGTCAGTCGTTTACGGTCTCCTCGTTCACCATCACCGAAGGCAACGCCTAGGGGGAACTATGGCACTGGCAAACGCGGTACAGGGGGCGACCCACACGCCGCAGCGCATTACCTGGACCGACGAAGACGGCGACCCGGTGGATCTCACCGGGGCCGTCCTGTCGGGCCGGATACGCAGGGTCAGCACCGGCGAGACGGTTGACATCGAGGGCGATCTGGACATCGTGTCGGCCGCGGCCGGTGTGTTTGATTGGACCTATGACGCGGCGGATGTGGCCGAGGCGGGGGATTACACGCTCCAGTTTACGGCCACGTTTGGCGACACGACACGCGACCGCACGCTACATCATGCGTGGACGGTCGTGGCGGCCCTGTAGGGCACTGGACAACACATGAGCAACTCGCAGGTGGTACAGCTGGCCGTGGCGCTTTTTGTCATGGCGGCCGGGCCGGGGCTGGTAGCCCTGGCGCTGTTCGTTCGCAGTTTGGCCGAACGGATAGATGAGCTGGAGTCACTGCGTCTGCTGGACGCGGCCGAACGGGCGCAACTCCACCGCGAGCTGAATGAGCTGCGCCGGGGCATTGCCATCCTCATCGCGCAGGTACGCCGCGCCGGGATGGTGCCGGAGTGGACGCCGGAGGCAATGCCTGTCACCTACCCACGGATCGTGACGGGGCAGCAGGCAGAGACTGACCGGCTGGTCACGTTGTGGCAGCAGATAGCCGACCGCTTCAGCATGGAGGAGATCGCCGACCTGGCCTTTCGGTTGGGGTTACCCGAGTCGAGAGCAGACACGGCCGGGGCGGCTGCGCGGGAGTTGGTCAACAATGCCCGGCGCCGGGGTTTGCTGGATCGGCTGGATGAGCTGTGCCGGGACGAACGGCCGTCGGGAGGTTTTTGATGAGCCATAGCAAAATCGGCTTTCACATCGCCGCCAATTGCGGCGGGTGTGGCGGGATAGACAACCACCACGAGGCGCTGGACGCGGCCGGGGTGCCGTTCACCGTCTACGCCGCCAACGATGGCGGAATCATCATCCAGGCGTCCCGCTACCGGCACGCGACGCTCATCTACCGCGACGTGGTGGCGTCAACGGTCAATCCGGTGGACTACAACAGCAGCCCGGCCGTGATGGCCGCAACCTACTGGCAGCGGACGCTGGACCGCACCCCGGCCACGATTAAGGCCATGCGCGATCGCGTGTGGCTGGAGTTGCTGAATGAGCCCGGCCGGGAGGATGCGCAGGCGGAGTGGGTGGGGCAGCTCATGACCCACATGGCGGCGCTGGCCCTGCGCGACGGCTACCGCGTCATGGGGCCGGGATGGGCGCCGGGCAACCCGGAGCCGCATCACTGGCAGCTACCCGGCTGGCAGTCCTATCTGCGGCTGTGTGCTGACCACCCCGGCCGCGTGGCCGTCAGCCTGCATGAGTACAGCCTCGACAACGACATCCACCACGGTGAGCCGTGGCACATCGGCCGTTTTCAGTTCTTGTTTGCTGCCTGCGACAAGATGGGCGTTCGGCGGCCGAACGTGTGGATCACCGAGTGCGGCTGGACCCTGAACAGTATGCCGGGCAACGAGCAGGCCAAGGCCGACATTGACTACCTGGCCTGGCTGTACGGCGGGCCGCCGCAGATTCAGGCGGCCAGCCTTTGGACGCTACAGAGCGGCCGGGGCAATGGCGATCTCCCCCAGCGACTGAATGCGCTCATGCCGTGGCTGACCGAGTACACGCTGACGACCGACATCCCAGGTGACCCACCGGGAGAGCCGCCACTGCCGCCGGTGGATCCTGAGCCGCCCACAGGAGCGAATATGCTACGTAACCCATCATTTGAGGATGGTTGGACCGACGACCCGGTTGTGACGACGACCCAGAATCCGAATGGTTGGACCGTGGCCTGGAAGACGGACGAAGCCAACCCGTACGGCGGCCAACCGTACCTCATCGGCGAATGCGTCCACAAGAGCCGGGCCATGCTGCCCGCGTCCGAGCGTGACGTGTTCGTGTGGGACGGGGAGTGGACGCTGAAGGTGTTTGCCGGTGGGCGCAGCATCTGGCCGCGGCTGAAGCAGACCGTGGACCTGCCGGCGGGCCGCTATCGGCTGACGACGCCGGTCTGGGTTGACGTGTATCGCTGGGACGGCGGCAAGGATTATGACGTTGACCCGCGACAGACGGAGATCCAGGTCAAGGTCAACGGGGCGGCATTGACCAACTGGGCGCCGTTGTTCGCCGGGAGCAAAAACACCCCGGCCGTTGACTTCGACCACGCGGGCGGGGCGGCCGATATTGCCGTCCATTTCAGGTGTAACTGGGCCATCAGCAACAACCTGTGGCTTGACGGCTGGGCACTGGAGCGGGTCGCGGTCACACCGCCGCCTGAGCCGCCGGCGCCGCCGCCGGGCAAGCATAAGGCCATCATTTTGAAGGTGCCCCAAGATGTGGCCCTGAGCGAATGGCTGGCGGCCGCGGCCTACGCCTGCCGGTTCCGGCACACGATGACGGCCAGCCATGACGATATGGTCACATTGCTGCAGGGCGGCAACGCCGACAGCTACGTGAAGTTGGCCTGGGCCGGGCGGCAAGAGGAGAGCAGGCAGCTGGTCGACGATCTCGGCTACCGCTGGGAGCATGTGCCGGAGCTGGACGACGGGCCGCTGGACGGGTTGCGTCTGGGCCGGCCGTTTGCCTGGCGCTATGTGATGACCAGCGCCTTCGACGCGGGCCGCAGCTACGGCAAGCACGAGGGCGCGGACTATGACATCGTGGGCGGCGCGGCCGATAACGCGGCCGATGTGCTGTGCCTCTATGACGGCACGGTGGACCGGTCGCTGGACACGACCGCCGGCTATGGCTCCTACGTGCGGGTGAAGCACGAGCGAAACGGACATCTGTTCTATACCCGCTATGCCCACCTCGACCGGCGCTATGTGGATGCCGGGCAGCGGGTGGAGCAGGGGGAGGCTCTGGGCGAGGTGGGGACCACCGGCAACGTCACGGGCGAACACGTCCACATCAACCTCGAGGTGCCCGGCTACGGGCTGGGCGGCTACGTCGTGGCCGATGTGGTGGATCCGGCGCCTTACATCCCCAGCGGGGCGGCGCTGCCGCTGTACCCCGTGGCGGCCGTGGATCTGCTGGACTACATGCGCGGCGACGGCCGTATGTATGAGGTACGCCACCCCAACGGGGCTACCGAAACGTTTCAGACCCAGGTTGACGGCGACTGGTTCTACACGGTCAAGAATGGTCAGTGGGAACAGCTCTATGCCGACAACAACTACATCTGGCGTGGCGCGGACACGTCACCCGGCGGCGGCCGTGCGTATGTGCAGTTCGAGCAGGGCCAGAAGCGGGCACGATGGGCGCTGCGCCGGATGCAGGTGGGACAGTCTTGGGTCGGGTCGGGGCACAAGGTCCAGTTCTATGACAAGGCGACGTGCGACCCATCGGCGGCCAACAGCGGCCCGGCCGTCAACAGCGTTATGCTGGTTGCCCGGCATGCGTCCATGACATGGAACGGGATCACCGTGCCGGACGTGATTGAGCTGGCCAGTGGCACGGAGCGATACTGGTACGGCCGCGGCTACGGCCTCGTGGCGTGGTCGTCGCCGTGGGGCGAGAGCGCGATTGTCCAGGTGTATGCGGCAGGCGAACGGCCGCCGCTGGTACGTGAGCGGTTCACGTGTTTCTAATGCACTAGGAGGTGCACGAACGATGGAAAGCAAATCAACACTGGTAACAGTAATCACCGTCATCAGCGCGCTGGTCGTGCCGCTGGCGGCGCTGGCCGTGGCCTACGGCCTGTTAACGCAGGACGAAGCTGAGCTATGGGTGGCGCTAATCGTCGCGCTGCTGGGCGCGCTGGGTTCGGTCGCGCCGGCGCTCATCGGCCGCAACTACAATGACAACCGGGCGGCGGTGGTCACTGAGGCGATGAGGACCGGCAACACAGAATCCATTCAGCGGTTCTAGCGGATTACACTGACGGGCCGGACGATTGTAATTGTCCGGCCTTTTTTACAATCCCGTCGAATTCGACGGGATTAGAAGGGGAGTGACAATTGTCGACGCCAACGATTATTCTGGCGGCGTTTGGGGACATGCACACCAACAGCCGGGTGGCGCTCATGCCGCCGTCGGTGCGACTGGATGACGGGGACACGGTGAAGGCGTCGCCGTTGCAAAAGTTCATCTGGCGGCACTGGCTGTTTTACTGGAGCCGGGTGCAGGCGATCCGGGAGCGTTGGCCGGACGTGCCGCTGTGGGGGGTGTGCCTGGGCGAGCTGGCCGACGATAACTATCACAAGACCTCCCAGCTCGTCACTCTGAACCCGGCCGATCAGTTGAAGATCGCCCTCGAGGTTATGGCGCGGCCGCGGGAAATGTTGGACGAGCTCGTCGTCCTGCGGGGCACGGAGGCCCACGTGGGACTATCGGGCCACATGGATGAGACCATCGCCCGCGAGCTGGGCGCCCTGCAGCACGGCGACAACAGCAGCACGCATCATTGGATGGCCGACTTCGGCGGATGGACGCTCGACGCGGCGCATCATCCGGGGACAGGGCACGCGCGGCCGTGGACGCGCGGCGGAGATGCCAACCGGTTGGCGGCGATGGTCAAGGATGACTACATCGAGAATGACATGCTGCCGCCCCGGCTGGTGCTGCGGGGGCACAACCACAAGCCGAGCGATTCGGCCGACAATCATATGACGCGCGCCGTTATCCTGCCGTCCTGGCAGCTCACCAATGCCTACGGTTACCGGCTGGGCAGCATCATGCCCCTGCCGATTGGTGGCGCGATTGTGACGGTCTACGACCGCAAGACGCCGGCCGATGTTGAGAAAATCTATTCTCGATGGCCGGTTAAGCAGGAGGTGTATCGATGGAGTTCTTCACCGAGCGAGAGCTGATTGACGCGCTGGAGCAGGCGCGATCAGTTGAGGCCAACGCAGCCGGCGCACTGACGATGGATGAGCTCGTTAAGGCCACGGGCCGTAGCCGGAACACGCTCCGGCGCGAGCTATGGCAGTTGAAAAACAGGGGCCTGCTGGAGGTCCGGCGGGTAAAGAAACAGCGCATTGACGGCGTGTGGACGGGCACGGCCGCGTATAGGATCTTGACGGATGAATCAGCTATCACCTGATCAGCAGGCGCTCATTGAGGCGCAGTACGCGGCCGCCTATGATCGCCTGACCGCGACGATGTACCGCATCATCTACGGCGTCAGCGCCAAGTGGCCGCCGAACGCGCCGAGGGCTGATGCCATCCGCGAGATGGCGTCGCTCGACGTGGAGCTGCGGGCGGTGGCCTACGGGCTGCCGGAGCCGCCGGAGGGCATGCCGGAGCCTCCGCGGATGTAAGTGACATCATCTAGCTTCATCGCATCGACAGCCTGAACGTAATCGTAGCAGTATCCTGCAGTCGCACTGCCGTCTGTCGCAACGAGGCACAGCTCGTCATCCGAACGCTCAAATGTGCCGCGCAGTACCCCCTCGCCGCGTTGCAGGGTGAATGTGCCGTCGTTTGAAAACACGAGGGTGGCGCCGTTAATGTCTGATGACCAGGTGCCGACAACTCCTTCCCGGCCGCAGTCGGGACAGTCGTTCCGGACCTCGGGCAGTCCGTCACCAACCGTCACGGTAATGTCGCCACGCCCAAAGGAAAACGCCAGGTAGACCGCACCAATGATGGCTGCCACAGCTGCCAGCCCGATCAGGACGTTCCGGACGGTGTGGTTTGGCTTGCTCTGCTCCATCGCATGTTGGTCGGCGTGATTCATAGTTCCTCCTCATGCCCACCAAACGGCCGTTGGCGCATTGGTGGGCAAAGCCTGTCGTGCATTGGTGGGCAAAGGGTAGCGCATTGGTGGGCAAAGGCAATGGATTGGTGGGCAAAGGCAATGGATTGGTGGGCAAAGCCCCGTGGATTGGTGGGCAAAGAGCTGGGGCATCGATTTCGTAGGGTAATTGGTCCGTTTAGTGATTGACAACCTAGCTGACAAGCCTTACAATTCAGACATGTTATTAGAGGAGGCAGCAGCCGTGAAAGAGTATTCTGTTCCCGAAACGGCCGAGCTGCTTAAGGTGAGTCGGCAAACAGTCTGGGAATGGGTTCGGGATGGTTTGCTTCCGGCGCGTCGCACAGGTTTGACTAAGCGTGCATCGTACGCAATCAAGGCTGAGGACGTGCAGAAGGCCGCCGAACGCATGGGGCTGGAACTCGATTTGCCTAAAGGGTAGCGGTGGTCGGAAGAGACCAAAGTGGCCAGGATCTAGCTGGCCACTCTGTCGCGGCCGAACCGCTACGCATCAGTTGTCGCAGTTGCTTAGGCGCACTTTAACAACCTGATACTAGAGCGGCATACGGGATTCGAACCCGTGATAACAGCTTGGGAAGCTGCTGTGAACCGCTACTTTCCGCGGCCGTTCGGCGGTCTGATCGGCGCGGTCTCCACTCCCCCCTCCCACCCCAGTGGGACTGCTCAATCTCGATTGCGGGGCGGTCGCGCAAAGTAGCGGTTTCGGATTTCTCGTTCGGTCTTGTCGCCGTACATGGCGGCGGTGAAGGCCGGATCGCTATGGCCCAGCCATTCGGAGATCCACTCCAGGGGGTAGCCCTCGCGGCGCTTGCGATAAGCAAAGGCATGCCGGAAGGCGTGGGGGTTGCAGACTGCATCGACACCCGCGCGATCCTTGAGAGCCCGCAGCGCTGATTGAATGGTGCTGTTGGGGATGGGCTGCCGGCCATCACGCGAGGTGAAGAGGGCGGGGCTGGAGGTAGCCGGCCGGGCGACGAGCCAGGCCCGCAGGGCCTCAGCCTCCTGGTCATTGGCGTACACGTAGCGGGTCGCATGACCCAGACCGTGGCGGCGGTGGTATTTCCCCACCACAGCAGCGGCAAAGCGATATTCCCCATTTTCTTGCCACAAGTCCATCGTCTCAGTTGAGATGGTGGCGATCTCGCCGATTCGGCATCCAGTGCCCCACAGCAAAGACACGATTGCAGCATCGCGCAGGCCGGCAACGGCCAGCAGGGCGTGATAGGTTTCGACGGTAACGGCTTCGGGCCGGTGGGGCGGCTGGGGGTGGTAGGGGACGACGGCGGCGGGGTTGTCATCGAGCAGGTCACGGTTTACGAGCCGGGCCATGACGACCCGCACACCACGCAGGTAGTTATTGGCCGTAGTCGGAGAAACATACTCCAGCAGCGCCCGGTGCCAGAGGGCGACAACCTCAGCGGAAATATCCCCCACTTCGCAATTGGCAAATCGTAACAGGTATTCGAGCGACTGCTCGAGCCAGCGAACGGTGCGGGGAGAGACGGTGCACACCCCCTGGATAAAGACGGCATTGCGGACGGCCACGGACCACGGCCGTCCAGATGGATCTGCGAACGCCATAACTGCGACCTCGGACCAAGCTGGACGCGCACTATATCAGGTAAGATGAGAAATGCAAACATATGTTCTAAACCTGTTGGTGTTTATGAGGGTCATCGTGTGGGGCAGCTCCTTAACTGCCCCACACGAGCCGGATGGATGTGGACAAGGATACGAACACTGTAGCAGACATTGGAGAGCTTGTGATTACGTTGGAGCAAATTGACGCCTACTTGGTTTTTCTTCTGTTGACTGCCGGGGCGGTGTGGTTGGAGCACATGGCCTTCCGTACGCCGGCCTGGCAGCGGCGGGAGTTTGTACGGCGGGCGATCGGCATTGAGACCGTTCTGTTGCTGTTTCTCCTGGTTGTTTGGCTCGGCGATGCCGACATGACGACCTGGGTGATGGTGCAGGGCGGTTTTTTGGTCGCGGGCGGGGTCAAGGCGGCGACGGCGTATCTGGACAGCCTACGGTCGCGGTCGTTGCTGGGCAAGGTGAGCCACGATGCAAACGCGGCGCAGGATAGCTGACAGCCAGCTGCTGTTTTATGAGGATGCTATCGCGCGTCAGGTGCGGATTGTCCGTCTGACGCAGAAGCTGGCCAGCCTGCTGGACGTGTCGACGTTGGAAGAGGTGGAGCCGTTTATCGCGGACATCATTGCGGCGGCGGGAGCGACCAGGCGGGGGCTGATTGCCGCGATGAACGACGACAAGGATGAATCAGGATGAGCATTGAACTTATGACAGCGGTTTGGAAGGCCGGACCGGACAACATCACACAACGGTTTGTCCTTCTGGCGTTGGCCGACCACGCCAACGACCACGGGTATTGCTGGCCGAGCTATGAGCATGTGGCCATGAAGTGCTGCTTGTCGCGCCGCACGGTGATTCGGGTGGTGAAAGAGCTGGAAGAGGCGGGCTGGTTGACTCGACAGCGGCGAGCGGAATCGGGCAAAGATATGACCAACGGCTTCTGGTTGTCGAAGCAGCGTTTAGGGGTGACACAGGATCACCCCAGGGGTGACACACGATCACTCAGGGGTGACACACGAACACCCCTAGGGGTGACACACGATCACCCGGGGGGTGACACAGGATCACCCGTAGGGGTGACACACGATCACCCAAATCTTCATTCTGAATCATCAATGAATCGTCAGGATGGAACCGTCAATGAAGTCGTGGGCGACCACATCGACGCCGGCAGGCGGATCCTGACCCGATGGCAACAGTTGATTGGGAGAACACCACCTAGGGATGATGATGAGTGGGCACGAGAATGGTTTGTGCCGGTGAACCAGTTGTGGGTGCGGGTGGGGCGGGATGAGGACGCGGCGTTTGAGGCCATGGCAGCCGTGCGCCAAAGGATGTTGGCCGAGGGCAAGACGCCCTTCCGGCCGCGATCGGTTGTGCCGTATGCCCTGGCGGAGCTGGACAAAGGTGCCGTTGTTGAAAACGGCCGTCCTCAGACGGTCGAGGACTGGACGAGCTATTTTGCGGAGGCATGATGAGCAAGTGGTATGAGTATCTGACGGCCGTTTACCCACCGCGGGGTGATGACACCGCCCGCAAGTCAGCCTACCTGCTGGCGTTTGCTGATGAGGAACCGGCGGTGGTGCTGGAGGCGGCCAAGGCATTGAGCCGGGAGTTGAAGTGGATGCCGGCGGTCAGCGAGTTGGGGGCGATGGTGCGCCGGCTCAAGGCTGAGGCTGAGGCGGCCGCGGACCAGACCGCTGTGGACTGGGCCCACCGGGAGATTCGTCGCCGGCAGTGGCAGGCGGAGTATGAATCGTGGCCGGTGTGTGTGGATGGTTGCGGCGAGCGGTTGCCACCCGGGGTGACGGTTTGCCCGTTCTGCGAGGACCTGGCCGGGATGATGTTGGTTGAGACAGGTGTTGGCGCGCCGGAGCGCGCTGTTGGCGCGCCAACACATTAGTGACTGAGGAGGTTTACGATGGCAAGAGGAGTTGCGAACAGGAAGGTGCTGGGTTCTGACGATGATGTGAAAGTGACGATTGTCCTTCACGCGGCCGACTATGCTGCGCTGGTGCAGCTGGGTCGGGAGAACTATCGGGATAAGAACAATCAGGCCAGCTATCTGCTGGCGAAGGTGTTGCGGGAGGCCGGCCGGACGAATGACGACCATGTGCAGGCCATGCTGGCGATGCGGGCCAAGCAGGCCGGCGGGGAGGGGTGACGTGGAAACGATGCAGACGGTGATGGTCGTGGGCCTGGCGTTGTTTATCGCGTTGTTCTTGTTCAAGCACGGCTGGATCGACGAGGAGGATGAGGCGTGAGCGCGGTGAAGGTCGGCCGTCAGGAGCCGTTGCTGTCGTTCGTGGTGCGGCCGCAGGTTGAGCACAGTTATGTGCTGCGGCAGGTGTTGCCGGACGTGGGCGAGGCGTTTACGGCCGAGGTGTTGCGGGTAGACATCGACTGGCAGGATCCGTGTACGGGCTGGGTGACGATGGCGTTGCCGGACGGCAGTGTGATGAAGCGCCGGGCGATGTGGCCGTAGGAGAGATAGCGATGTTGTTTCATGTGTTTCAGGTTCGGGACGACGCGGAATTCCGTAAGTCGTTGGAGATCTATCAGCAGCGTCACGGCTGCCCGCCGGTCGCCGTGTGGGTGGCTCCTGGCACTACTCATGTCAGCGCGTCGCCTCCACCTTCCATTGCGGTGATTGAGTCAACCCGCATGGCGACCGGTTACGTGTATCTCGAGGTGCCCGGGCAGCGGCATCCCCTGGATGGGCAGCTGGGGCTGCCATTGGTCAATGTGAAATGAGAACGGCGCGCCGAGTGTCGCAAAACGACGGCGCGCCTCTAGTCATCGACAAGGACGACTGTTCACAGTATAGCGAACGGCCGTCAGCGTAGTCAAGGAGTGATATTGTGAACGATTTCTTTGGTGGTTCGAGCGAGATGTATGAGCTGACGGCCGATGAGGGCCGGCAAAATGCGGGCAAGGCGGTGAAGGGGCTGTTGTACCTGGTGCTGACGGCCCTGGTGGTGATTACGGCGGCTCATGCGGTGATGCTGGTGTTGAGCCAGACGGCCACGTATGCGTTTGCGGCCCAGTCGGGATTGGTGGAGTCGATCCTGACGGGGATCCGGATCGCGTTTCCGATCCTGGTGGAGGTGGCGGCGGTAGTGGCCGGGCTGGGGTTCATTCAGAGCCGGTGGCGCGGCGGCCAGAAGACGGTGGGCCTGAGCATTGAGATGGTGTGGCTGGTTTTTGCGGCGGCGAACATGATCACCTTCTTCGCCGTGGAGCGGGGCCAGGCGTTGCAGAGCTGGCAGGTGATGTGGGTGGAGTATGGGTTACCGATCTCGGCTCTGGTGGCGGGGGCGTTGACGTATCTGCTGGTGCGCAGCGACCCGGACCACACGCGGTCACAGGAGCAGGCGGCGGCGAAGGAGCGGGTGACGGCGGTGCGGTTCAAGGCGCGTCACCAGGCGTTGTTGTCGCCGGCGATGACGCGGATTGAGTATCAGCGGGCGTGGATGGATGCGGTGAAGGAGCTGCGCAGCGCGGGCTACACCGAGGAGCAGATCCGGTTCATGATGCAGTATACGCCCGACTTGCTGGTCGACAATGACGGGAACGGCCGCCCGGACATTTTGGAGACGCCGCAGGTAGCGCGACCAATGCCGATAGGGCAGTCGATGCGGGAGCCGGCGCCCCGGGCGGGGGTGAATGGGACGCACCCAAACGGGTAGAGGCTGTTTCGTCGGTGGGCGGCTCGGCGCGGCCCCCCACGACGCGGCCCGCCTTGCCGCCCGCACCTGCGCCCGGCCGTGTGACGGCGGTTCGGCTGGCGGGCAAGGGCGGGTGGACGGAATGGCCGAAGAAGGGCAATTTGCGCTGGCCGCGGTGGCGGTATTGGTACAAGGATGAGGCGGGGGCGTGGAAGAAGAGCACCCCGATATACAGGAAAGATTGGAGGCCGTTGAACGATGAACAATATGCTGAGTACTGTGACCGAAAGCAGCGCTCTGGTGGCCGTGGCCGGGACGCTCGCCGAGTGGCTGTACAGCGCGTTGAGCGAGGCGTTGCTGGTGGATGAGCGAGTGACGCTGGTGGTGCGGGATGTGTGGGCGGTGTTAGAGGCGGACAACATGCAGCTGCAGGTGACGACGGGGGAGGAGTTCACAAAGCAGCGGCTGGATCCGGGGACGTATGTGCTGGTTCAGGTGGAGATGCCGTATGTGGCGGAGCCGGCTGAGCGGGGGCTGTATGCGTTCCCGTTGGAGGGGTGAGATGGATAGCGTGCTGTGGATGTGGTTGGCCTTGGGCCTGGCAGTGTGTGCGGGCTGGATTCTGGTGGGTTTTGTCGTGGCGCTGCTGGTGGGGCGGTTGTGGCGGTCATGAACGCGCAGATGGACGAATCAACCCGCGAGTATCATCCGGCCGCCAACATCTTCCCGCTGCTACAGGGCCGGGACTATGAGGCGCTCAAGGCCGATATTGCCTCTAACGGGTTGATGGAGGCGATATGGTTGACGGAGGACGGCCGCATCCTGGACGGCCGCAACCGCCACCGGGCCTGTATCGAGCTGGATATAGCGCCCCAATTCAGAACCTACACGGGCGACAGTCCGTTGGCGTTTGCGGTCAGCCTCAATCTGGCGCGTCGGCATCTGACGAGCAGCCAGGCCGCGGCGCTTTCGCTGGATGTGATGCCGATGCTGGAGGAGGAGGCGCGGGCAAGGCACAGGGAGTTGGCGGGCAGGCCGTCGTCAAACGGTGGCAATATTGCCACCGTTTCAGATAGGGGCAAGGCCCGCGATCATGCCGCCAAGATGTTGAAAACGAGCCCACGCTATGTCCAGGACGCCAAGACCATCAAGGAGCACGCGCCCGAGCTGTTGGACGACATCCGCGCGGGCACGCTGAGCATTCCGTATGCGATGCGGAAGGTGGGGGCGATCAAGGCCAGCCAACGCCGAAAGGCGCGCGATATGGCGTCTGCGCCAAGCGCGACCGCGCCCCGCCTTATGGTGGGTGACGCCCAGGCGATTGACCTGCCGGATTGTTCGGTGGATGTGATCATCACCAGCCCGCCCTACAACCTGGGCGAAGCGGAGACGTGGCCGATGGGTGGCCATGGGCGTGAAGGACGCAATGGTATCGGCTATAGCGATGCGATGTCGGATGAGCTGTATCGGCAGTGGCAAGTGTCGGTGTTGGATGAGCTGTATCGTGTGACGAAGCCGGGTGGGAGCCTGTTCTACAACCACAAGACGCGAACCCAGGATGGGGTGTTGATTCATCCGATGGCATGGCTAAGCCGAGTTGATCGCTGGACTTTGCGGCAGGAAATCATTTGGGACCGAGAGGTGACGCATAACCACTCGGCGACGCTGTTTTGGCCGATTGACGAGCGCATTTACTGGTTTACCAAGGGTAAGCCGGCGCTTTATGGCGATTCGATTGGAATGCCCAGTGTGTGGCGTTTTCACGGCCCGCAACCGCACACGTGGCATCCGGCGCCGTTTTCGGAAGGGTTGCCTCGCCGTTGCCTTCAGGCGATCGGCGGCCGGGAATTGGTCGTGTTGGACCCGTTCGCGGGGAGTTGTACGACGCTGAAGGTCGCCTATGAAATGGGCCACACGGCCATTGGGGTCGACATCTCGGACGAGTATCTCGAAAGAGCAAAGGGTGATTATGGATGGTAATAACGGATACGCGCACACCCACCTGCGTATGGATGCGCGGATGCGAGAGCTTAAGGGATCGCCGTTGCGCGATCTGTTCAAGCATCAGCACAAGCGGAAGCTTCGGTCGACCATGTTCGGCTGCGACCTTGACTTCGTGATTGCCGAGAAGAATCCGGATTGCATCGTGGCCTTCGTTGACCTGAAGCGCTTCGATGAGGATGTGACTTTCACAGAGGTGATCGTCTACAACCAGCTAATCAAAGTGGCCCCGTTGTACTTGGTGTGTGCGGATAGTCATGAAGCAGTTGAGATGGGCATGTTTTCCATTGCGCGCTACTTGGGCGGCAACCGTGGCCCGCAACCGCCGGTGGTGAAGCTGGAGCACTGTACGCAGGTCAGTGATTGGCAAGAGTATTCAAGCTGGGAGCAGGGGCTGCGCGATGCGACTAAGGCCACGATGGTGCAGGCAAGGCGAGGTGGACGGTGAGTAAGAGTTATTCGACGGATGCGATATTGGCGCGAGGCTTAATGGTGCTGGCGTGTCCGTTCTGTGGTTCGTGGTCGGTGACGGCGTTTAAGAAGGTGTCGTGCTGGGTGCAGTGTGATGGGTGTGGGGCGAATGGGCCGGAGGGGGAGAAGCTGGCTGAGGCGGTGGCGAAGTGGAACGGCCGTCTGACCGAGGCGGTTCGGATAGTACCGATGAGCAGGGTGTATGAAGCAACGAATAGGGCAGTTCATGGTGGAAACGGAGCGGGCGAGGGTGCGTCGTGATTGGTTCGTGGCCTGGGTGTGGCATGGGCCGTGGTTGTATCAGATGTTCATGGGACCGTCTGAGTCAGCTGTGTTTGATGGAGCCTATGGGTACTGCCGGACGCGCCCGGACGAGCGATCGGCAGATTAGAGCGAGTCAGTGACGGTCCGGGCTATGGTATGCTGTGAGCGCACGCATGTTTCATTATGAAACGTTAGCCGGGGAGGTCACGGATGGGTGGTGGAGAGTTTGTGGACATGGATGGCCTGGAACGGACAGCGCACATTACGAGGCGGTTGATGCTGGGTGAGGCGTTGTCGACGCGGCAGATCGCGCTGGAGTATGGCATCAGCCGGCAATGGGCGTATACGACGCTGAGCCGGGCGAGTCGCGTGATCCCATTGTATGCAGATGGGGCGTTGTGGCGGGTGAGTGACGTATGCCAACTCGAGTAGGGCGGCCGTGTGGGGCGCCGGGGTGTCCGGCGGTGGTGCGAGGCGGGCGATACTGCCCAGCCCATGCCCCACTGGAGCGCAAGCCGGATGCACGAGAGAGTAGCAATCGGCGCGGGTATGATGCAACGTGGCGCAAGATCCGTGCTCGCGTGCTGAGAGAGCGGCCGTTGTGTGTGGAGTGCATGAGGGTGGGGGTGGTGACGGCGGCCAATGAGGTGGACCACATCATACCCCTGCGCGACGGTGGAACACACGATGATGAGAACCTTCAGCCGCTGTGCAAGTCATGTCACAGCAAGAAGACGAGACGAGAAATGACGGGGCCTAGCAAATCTCTGGCAGGCTAAGGCCCGCAACCGCCGTATTGGTCACGCGCGCGCGGTGTCAATGATTAGGCAAAATGTGAGGCGAGAACGATGAGGCGAAAGACGGCGGAGGAAAAGCGGCTGGCGGGGACGGCGCGGGCGGACCGGCAGGCGGCGGGGCAGCAGCCCGGCGTGGGCGACATGCCGTGGGGCCTGGGCAAGATGCGACATGCGGCGCGGCTGTGGAAGGCGCTGGCGGGGGAGCTGGGCGCGGAACTGCGGCCGGCGGACGCGGCGGCGATGCATATTGCGTGCCTGCACTACCAGATAGCGATGGACGCCCTGGCGGAGTTGCAGGACGGTGCGATTGTGGTGGCCGACACGGCGCATGGCGGGGTCCGGCGCAACCCGGCGCAGATGGTGTTCCTGCAGCACAGCCAGGCGCTGTTGACGACGCTTAAGGAGTTGGGGGCGACGCCCAAGAGCCGGCCGGCGGGCGCGGGGCAGCGTGAGGACACGCTGGCCGAGATGCTGAGCTTGATGACCCACGGCGGATGAAATACACGCGCGACAATGACGCAGCGCAGCGCGCCGTCAATTTCTTTCACAACGCGTTGACCCACACGAAAGGCGAGTGGGCGGGGCAGCCGTTTAAGTTGCTCGACTGGCAAGAACGGATTGTGCGGGACGTGTTTGGCTGGAAGCGGCCGGACGGTACGCGGCGCTATCGCTGGGTGTACATCGAGGTGCCGAGGAAGAACGGCAAGAGCGCGTTCGTCTCCGGCCTGGGGCTGTACCTGACCATTGCCGACGGGGAGCCGGGCGCCGAGGTGTACAGCGCCGCGGCCGACCGTGACCAGGCGGCGATCGTCTTCGACGAGGCAAAGAAGATGCTGGAGGCGTCGCCGTTGTCGAGATTCACCGAAGTGTATAAACGCTCGATTGTGGTTAACGAGACGGGTAGCGTGTTTCGGGTGTTGTCGTCAGACGCGCCGACCAAGCACGGGCTCAACGCCCATGCCGTGCTGGTGGACGAGCTGCACGCGCAGCCGAACCGGGAGCTGTGGGACGTGCTGACGACCAGCATCGGCGCGCGCCGGCAACCGCTGGTCATCGCGATCACCACGGCGGGGTATGACCGTCAGAGCATTTGCTGGGAGCAGCACGCCTATGCGCGGCAGGTGTTGGACGGCGTGATTCAGGACGATAGCTACTACGCGTTCATCGCCGCGGCCGACGAGGACGACGATTGGATGGATCCGGCGGTGTGGGCCAAGGCCAATCCCAGCTATGGGATCACGCTGAAAGAGGACTATTTGCGGGCCGCGGCGGAGAAGGCGCGGCAGGTGCCGGCCTACCAGAACACGTTCCGGCGGCTGCACCTGGACCAGTGGACGCAGCAGGAGGAGCGGTGGCTGGACATGGCGGCCTGGGAGGCCAGCGCGGGCGAGGTGGACTGGGAGGCGTTGCAGGGACGGCCGTGTTACGGCGGGTTGGACCTTGCCAGCACCGGTGACGTGGCGGCGTTCGTGATGGTGTTCCCCATGGATGACGGCTCGTTTCAGGTGGTGCCGCGGTTCTGGATCCCCAGGGAGAACATGATGGAGCGGGCGCGGCGGGACCGCGTGCCGTATGACGCCTGGGCGCGGGACGGCCACATCACGGCGACGCCGGGCAACGTCATCGACTACGGTCACATCCTGAAAGAGATTGACGACCTGGGTCAGGTGGTTGAGATCAAGGAGATCGCGTTTGACCGGTGGGGGGCGGTGCAGGTCAGCCAGCAGCTGGACGGCATGGGCTACACGATGGTGCAGTTTGGGCAGGGGTATGCCAGCATGGCCTCGCCGACGAAGGAGTTGTTGCGGTTGGTGTTGGAGCGCAACCTCCACCACGGGATGCAGCCGGTGTTGCGGTGGATGGCCGACAACATGGTGGTGACGCAGGACCCGGCGGGCAACGTCAAGCCGGACAAGAAGCGCAGCCGGGAGAAGATCGACGGCATGGTGGCGCTGATCATGGCGCTGGACAGGGCGCTGCGGAATGAGGAGAGTGGCAGTGTGTACGATGAGAGAGGATTGGTGACGTTATGAAACAAAACAAGCTGAAAGTGGTGACTGACGGGTTGACGGGTCGTGGCATGAAGGCGTGGCTCGACGGGATAGAGATCGAGAACTTGCTAGATGTTGATATCGAGTTGGGTGCGGAGAAGTTCACCGAGGTCACGCTGACGCTATTGGCCGAGGTGGACGTTGAGTTGGATGTGGATCCGAAACTGATTCACAACGGGTTCCGTCGGAAGGTGTACTGGACGGCTGAAGGCGAGCCGGTGATTGCGCTGGAAGGCCCGGTAGGTGAGCTGTCGGAAGATGTGGTTCAGGAACTGCTACGCGCGTTTCGGGAGGAGATGGGTTGAGGCTAATGAGTGAGTCACATCTGGAAGCGGCGATGCGGTTGTGGTTGCGGGCGGAGGAGTTTCCGGAGTGGGTGGAGGAGCACCGCTGGCATCCGACGCGGCAGTGGCGGTTTGATTTCGCCTGGCCGAAGGAGCGGGTGGCGCTGGAGGTGGAGGGGGGGGTGTGGACTGGGGGCCGGCACAATCGGGCGGCGGGGTTTATTGAGGACTGCGAGAAGTACAACGAGGCGACGGCCGATGGCTGGCGGGTGGTGCGGGTGACGAAGGAACAGATCGACAGCGGCCGGGCGGTGGCGTGGTTGCAGCGGCTGTTGGCGTGTGAGGTGCCGCCGTGGTAGGGGAGGGGAACTCAGTCAGGAATGACTGAGCTACGAAGAATGACTGAGCTACAAAGTTAGTCGGATTAATGATGATTATTGATAGTCTGTAGGAGGTTTGATGTCGCCTTATCAGGAGCGAATTGCGGGGATGTTGGAGCGTGGGTATCGGTTGGAGCAGCGGATGCGCCGGACGGGGTTTGGGATCTGTTGGGACCACCAGGTCACGGTGCTGGTGGCGCCGGATGGGGGGGAGGTGGAGACGGTGAACGCCCGGACGGTAGCGGTATTGGCGGCGGCGGGGCTGGTGGGGCCTTCGTCAATTGGGAGTGAGGTGAGTTAGGGCGGCAGGTTGGCAAACTTGCGCCACGGAGGTATGGCATGGCTATTGCAAGGGCGATGCCAGCGCTGCAAGCGGCGCTGGATGCGGAGAGTTATGAATTTATGGTGGAGGGGTATCCGGAGTTGGTGGAGGCGGTGGCGGCGGAGCTGCGGGGCGGGGCATCGCCGGTGGCGATCGGGCGGTTTGCGTTGCGGTTGACGCAGCGGCCGGCGCTGGCGTTGCGGCTGGAGCAGGCGGCGCGGCATCTGGCGTCGGGTCAGGAGGGGTGATGGATCGGTATGATGGGTTGGTGGTGGTGGGGTTGGGGTTGTTGGCGGGTGGGTTTTATTGGGCCTGGCCGCCGTTGGGGCTGATTGTGCCGGGGGCTGTGTTGATGCTGCTGGGGATTCTGGGAGCATCTCGAGCAGCAGTGCCGCCGGAGCAGGAGGAGGGGTAGGCGCCACGCCAGATTGTGAGAGACGGCCGGGAATGTTCCCGGCCTTTTTTATTGTCATCTGGGGGTTGACGGGTGGGTGGTATGGTAGGGGCATCGAGACACGGCACGAGCAACGACATGGATGTCTCCTCTAATTCCTCCTCCAATGTGAGCGATGGCCAGCCTGGCGGTTGGCCATCGCTCGTTCTATTGGGTGTGGGCTGGGGTGGTGAGGTGTGATGGGGATCTTGCGGCAGATGTTGGCGCGCCAACAGTATCCGGAACAGCGCGGGACGGCTGACATCGTGTTGGCCGGGATGGTGCACACCTCGGCGGCGGGCGTGTCGGTGACGCCGGATACGGCGCTGGGCTATGCGGCGGTGTGGGCCTGTGTGCGTGTGTTGTCGCAGACCATCGCGGCGTTGCCGTTGAAGATCTACGAGCGGCAGGGCGACAACCGGCGCGCGGCGTCGGAGTTCTATCTGTACCCGCTGCTCCACGACCAGCCCAACCCACTGATGAGTTCGCTGGAGTTCCGCGAGGCGCTTCAGGGCCATCTGCTGCTGTGGGGCAATGCCTACTGCGAAATTGAGTACGACAACGGCGGGCGCATCAAGGCGCTGTGGCCGTTGCGACCGGACCGCATGGAGTCATGGAGCCGCGTCGGCGACATGCTGGTCTACAAGTTCAGGATGCCCGACAACTCGCTGGTGACGTTGCGCGGCGACCGCGTGTGGCATTTGCGCGGCTGGAGCAGCGACGGCCTCATCGGCTACTCGCCGATCCAGGTGCACCGGCAGGCCATCGGCCTGGGCATTGCGGCTGAGGAGTACGGCGCGCGGTTCTTTGGCAACGACGCCCGGCCGGGTGGCGTGCTGACGCATCCGGGGCGACTGAAGGACGAGAGCATCAAGCGGTTGCAGTCGGCCTGGCATGAGAGCTACGGCGGGCTGAGCCAGTCTCACCGGACGGCGGTGCTGGAAGAGGGCGTGACGTACCAGACGATCGGCATCGCGCCGGACGACGCGCAGTTCCTGGAAACGCGCAAGTTTCAGGTCAGCGAGATCGCCCGCATCTTCGGGGTGCCGCCACACAAGATTGGCGACCTTGACCGGGCGACGTTTTCGAACATCGAGCACCAGGCCATTGAGTTTGTGACTGACAGTTTGCAGCCGTGGCTGGTGCGCTGGGAGCAGAGCATCCGGCTGCAGCTGATGACCGAACAGGAGCGGGCGCGGTACTACCCGGAGTTCCTGGTGGACAGTTTGCTGCGGGGCGACACGGTGACGCGCTATCAGGCGTATGCCGTGGCGCGGCAGAACGGCTGGATGAGCGCCAACGACATCCGCAAGCTGGAGAACATGAACGAGATCGACGGCGGGGATGTGTATCTCGTGCCGTTGAACATGGTCCCGGCCGATATGGTAGGGACGCAGACGGGCGACGGCGGCGTGCCGGCGGTGGCCAGCGGCGACAACGCCCGGGCAACGCGGGAGAAGCGGTCGGCCGACGATACGGCCGACATCCGGCAGCGGCTGATGAACAGCAACAAGCCGCTGTTTGAGGAAACGTTTGGGCGGGTGTGCCGGCGCCAGGCGCAGGACGTGATGCGCGCCGCCCGGAAGTATTTGAACCAGCGCAATCAGGCGGAGTTCGACATCTGGCTGGATACGTTCCTGCGGGAACACAGCGAGTGGACGCGGGAGCAGCTGCTGCCGCTGTATGGCAGTTACATGGGCACGGCGGCAGCCGACGCCTTACAAGACGTGGCCGAAGGGGACTTCGGTGCAGGCGATTACGACATCGGCCCGGCGGCGCGTGACTACGTGCTGGCGCTGGTGGCGGCCCACATTGCCAGAAGCCGGCGCAAGGTGGGGCAGGCATTGCGGAACGAGGACCAGCTCAGCGCCATGGAAGCGGCCACCGGCATGTGGGTGTCGGAGTGGCCGGAGCAGATGGCAACGCGGGAGACGGCGCGGGCGCTCAATTCGGCCGTGACGGACGTTTACAAGGCGGCCGGGGTGGGCGAAGTGCGCTGGGTGACGAGCTGGGGCGAGAAGAGTTGTTTCTACTGCGATTCGCTCAACGGCCGGACGATGGCCGTAGGCGGGTCGTTCAGCATCCCCAACCTGCCGGAGTGGCGCAGTGTGTCACACCCGCCGGCGCACCGGGGCTGCCAGTGTACGGTGGTGCCGGCGTGAAGGTAATTGTCGGCGCGCCGGGCAGTGGCAAAACGACCTGGGTACGGGAACGTATTCAGGCGGGGCAGATCGCGGTTGACGTGGATTTGCTATTTAGCGCGTTGACCATGCGGCCGGTGTACGACAAGCCGCCGGTGGCGGTGGGGCGGGTGCTGGACGCGCGGGATCTCATCATTGATGAGTTGTCGCCGGACTACGTGATCAGCAGCGACCCGACGGCGAAGTACCGCGAGCTGATGCGGGGGCGTGGCGCTGAGGTGGTGGTGCTGGAGACGCCGGCGGATGAATGTCTGCGGCGCATTGAGGGCGACATCCGGCGCGAGGGGCTGGCCGATTGGCCGGCACTGGTTGAGGCGTGGTGGGCAGCTTACGAACGCGACGAACGCGATGAGGTAGTGCAATGAGCGATAAAGAACGGCGAACGCTGACGGCACAGGGATTGGAAGTGCGCGAGGACGGTGAACGGCCGCCGGTGATTGAAGGCTATGCGGCGGTGTTCAACGAGCGGACGGAGATCTGGAACTTCCAGGAGCAGATTGCGCCGGGCGCGTTTGCCAGGACGCTGGCCGCCAACCCGGACGTGCGGGCGACGATCGAGCACGAGGGCGGGCTGACCACCATCGGTCGGACGCGCAACGGCACCCTGGGACTGACTGAGGACAGCAAGGGGCTGCGGGTGGTCATCACCCCGCCCGACACGCAGGCCGGGCGCGACGCCATGACGCTGGTACGCGGCGGCTACGTGGACCAGATGTCTTTCGCCTTTCGCATCCCCAAGGGCGGCGAGACGTGGAGCGACGGTGACGGGATGCCGTTGCGGACGTTGCAGGACATCGACCTGAACGACGGGGATGTATCACTAGTCACCTACCCGGCCTATCCGCAGACAAGCGCACAGGCACGGGATAAGGCGACGGCCATGAGCCAGGGGGCCACGGCCGCCGACGAACATGAACAGGCAGAGCGGGCCAAAACGCAGGCGCGGGCGGCAGCGCGGCAACGAGAGATTGAGATCAACAGGAGCAAGTGAGATGAAGGGTTTGAAGGAATTGCGACAGGCCCGCGCCGACAAGATCAGCGCGATGGCTGCACTGAATGACAAGGCGCTGCAGGAAGAGCGCGACTTGACCGAAGCCGAGCAGGGCCAGTACGACGGCCTGAAGGGCGAGGTTGAGGGGCTGCGGGCGCAGATTGAGCGCCTGGAAGAGACGGAGCGTTTGCAGGCCGAGGCGCGCACCAGCGCGGGCACGCAGGCGCAGGGCAAAGCCCCGGCGTGGAACAAGATGGGCGCCGACAACGAGCGCAATGCGTTCAATCACTGGGTGCGCACCGGCGACACCGGCGGCCTGAGCCACATGGTTGGCGACACCCCGCAGGGCCGCGGTGTGACGTTTGACCTGGCCGAGCATCGCGCCGTGACCAACAGCTCGATGAACATCGGCACCGCGGCCGACGGCGGCAATCTGAACCCGACCGGGTTCGTGCCCCGCATCGCTGAGCGCATGTCGGAGATGATGCTGGCTGACCGGCTGGCAGTGCAGCGGATTCAGGGTACGGCGTCGGCGATCGATTTCCCGACCCAGGCGGCTGACCCGCAGGTATTTGCCACCACGGCCGAGCAGAGCGACGCCCATGACGTGAGCTGGGAGCGTGACGCGCTGCAGTTCGGCAAGACCACGTTCACGCTGGTGTGGAAGACCAAGGTTCTGGAGTTGACCCTGCAGCTGTTGCAGAACAACGCTGTTGACCTGGACGGCCACATCGCCAGCATGATCGGTCAGAGCGTGGCCCTGACCCACAACGCCGCCCTGGTGGCTGAAGTTGTGGCCAATGGCTCGGTTCTGAAGACCTTTGCCAGCGCCACGGCCATCGCCGCGGGCGAGCCGGAGGACATCGTGTACAACAACACGCTGTCTTACTATCTGGAGGGCGACAGCAACGTGGCGTGGGTCATGCGCCCGCCGACGTTCGGCGACATCACCAGCCTGACCGGCAACGCGCGGCTGTACGCGGAGACGCCGGCCGGGTCGTTCAACCGGACGGTCATGGGCTACCCGGTGTACTTCTCCGGGTCGGTGGCGGCCATTGCGGCCTCGGCCAAGCCGGTGCTGTTCGGCAACTGGAACTATGTCGGGCTGTACGAGAGCCCGCAGATCACGCTGCTGCGTGACCCGTATTCGGTGTCGGGCATGGTGCTGTTGAAGTACCACTTCGCCTTTGATTACGGCACGTTGCAGAGCGGCGCGATCGGCTACGGCGTGCATCCGAGCGCCTAAGACAATCATGACCCGTGATGTACTGGTGTTCACGCCGGTGTACCGGCTGGAGCCCGAAGCGGTAGAGGGAGTGGCCGGACTGGTCTGGCCGGGGCCGCTATCGTGGCTGCTCCAGCGGGACAATCCGACGGAGAGCGGGCGGGAGAATATCCTGCACCAGTACATCCGGGCCCGTGAGGTGTTTCTGGCGGGGCGGTACGATGCGATGCTGGTCGTTGAATCCGACATCATCGTGCCGCCTGATACGCTGACGCGGTTGGCGGCATTGGAAGCGGACGTGGCCTATGGGGTGTACCGGTTTCGCAACACGCAGATCATCAACGTGTTTGAGCGGTATCCGGGCAATCCGCGCAATGAGGGCGAAAGCCTCAGCATTCACCCTGCCCTGCTGGCTGACGCCGTAGCGAAGGGCGCGGTGCCCTGTAGCGGCGGCGGGCTGGGGTGTGCGCTGATTCAGCGGCATGTACTGGAGGTGATCCCGTTTCGGATGGAAGAGACGGCCCACTGCGACACGTACTTCAATCGGGACGTGATGCACGCGGGACTCAGCCAGCGGGCCGATATGGGTGTGGTGTGCGGGCATGTCAGCGAACATGGCGAGATACAGTGGCCGCACCTGGAGGCGATAGCGTGATAGTACGAGCGATCAAGTCGTTTGTAGGCAAGGGGACGGATGGCGTCAAGTACCGGAAAGATGTCGGAGACGTGTTCGAGTTGCCGGTCGGGTCGGACTGGATTGATGCAGGGTTGGTTGTTCCCATGGATGACGGGCCGGAGACGGCGGCCACGCAACCGCCGGAAACGGCCGTCAAGCCGCGAGCGCGGAAACGAGGGTAAGCCATGAAGGCGGTACTGGTCACAGCCCCGGCCGTTGAGCCGATCACCATCCCGGAAGCACAGGCGCATTTGCGGTTGGACAGCCACGACGACAACGATTGGCTGGCGGGCGCGATTCGCACGGCGCGGCAACGGTGTGAGAACGTGACCGGGGTGAAGCTCATCACGCAGACGTGGGATCTGTATGCGGACCGGTTTCCCAGTGGCGGCGTGCTGGTGCTGCCCAACAGCGCCTCGCCGGTGGCGTCGGTGACATCGATCAACTACACGCCCCGCGACGCCGCGGAAACGGTGTTTGCGGCTGAGAACTACATCCTGGACCGCTACGGGCAGCCGGCGTCTATCTGGCTGAAAAGCGGCAAGACGTGGCCGGGGGTCATCCTGGAGGTCGTGAATGCGGTGCGGGTGCGGGTGGTGCTGGGGTACGGCGCGGACGGGCTGAGTGTGCCGGCCGAGCTGATCGCAGCGATGAAGCTGATGATTGGCGACCTGTACGAGTACCGCGAGAGCAACTATCCGGCGGGGATGGTGGTGCCGACCAACGACCGCGTGGACGACCTGTTCCGCATGTTTGAGACGAGAACGTACTGATGAAGCGCGGCGCGGGACAGCTACGGCGGCGGGTATCGCTGCAACGGCCGACGACGGCGCAGGACAGCTACGGCGAACCGGTGACGACGTGGGTCACGGCGGCGACGGTGTGGGCCTCGGCTGAGCCGCTGGACGGCCGGGAGCTGTTCGCGGCGCAGGCGGTGCACGCCAAGCTGACGCGGCGGTTTGTCGTTCGGTATCGTGAGGATGTGGACAACACCTGGCGCGTGCTGTATGGGGGCCGGGCCTACCATCTGGTTCAGGACCCGATTGATGTGGGCGACCGCCGGGCGTATCTGGAACTGTTGTGCGAGGAGCCGGAATGAGCGGCTTTGTGGGCATGGACGACCTGCTCAATGACATGGGCGACTTTCACCGGCGCGTGATGCCTGACGTTGTGGGGCCGGCGCTGACGGAAACGGGCGCGTATGTGCTGACCGACGCCAAGGCCAACACACCGGTGGAGTCGGGCGAGCTGCGGGATTCGATCCGGGTGTTCACGAACGAGGTGAACCGCAACACTGCTCGTTTGGCGTGGGGGTCCACGCTGATCTACGCGGCGCAGGTTGAGGACGGCGGCAGTCGCAACGTGGCCCACCACATGATTGGCAACGCCAACGCAAAGGGCGTCGGGCAACTGGCGACGCGGCTGGAAGTCCTGATGAACCATCTGTTGGCGGGGTTGAACCTGTAATGGCAATTGAGACGACACTGGTCACGCTGATTACAGGCACGGCGGGCGTATCGGCGCTGATTGGCACGCGGATGTATCCGCGGCTGATGCCGGACAACGCCACGTTGCCCTGCGTCGTTTACGATGAGATGAACACGCGCACAGAGGTGCGGGCCGACGGCGACACGGGGCTGCGGGTGGGGCGGTACAAGCTGCACTACTGGGATCGCAGCTACGGCGGCATCAAGGCCGGGAAGGCGGCGCTGTTGGCCGCGATTAACGGGTATCAGAGCGGAGCCGTGGACCGCATTGAGGTCACGGACATGCGTGACGATTACGAGCCGGAAACCATGTGGTACCGGCAGCTGGTTGAGTTCGAGATCTATTACAGCGAATGAGGTGAATGATGGCAGGTACAGGACATGGACAGACGTTCACATTTGGCAGCACGGTGCTGCCCAACGTGGAAGACATCAAGTTCAACAGCAAGGGGCAGATCCTGAGCAAGGTTGTGGCGGACGCGGCTTACCCGATCACGGTGACGATCCCCGGTCTGGCGAAGTGGACGGTGACGTTCAATCTCCCGGCCTCCACGCCGCACACGACGCTCGGGGCTATTGCCCAGGGGACCAGCGGCACGATCGCCCACGACAAGGTGGACGGGGTGAAGCTGTCGGCAGCAGCGGGTTACGCGGCCGGGTATGACGTCAGCGCGCCCTCGGGCGGCTGGGTGACGGTGACGGCTGAGTTCACGGCCAGCGGCGCGATCACGGTTGCGGCTGAGACGGCCTAATGGCGAAGAGCACCACAGACCCATTTGGGCGAACACTGGTCCTGCGCGACGGGCTGCTACAGGAGGACGTAGCAGCCTGGGCGCGGGCCTATGTGCAGATGCCGCGGGTAGGGTTGCCGGAGCAGTGTCAGGCGGCGCTGCAGGCGGCGATTGTGGCCGGGTGGATCGACTCGCCGGAGACATCGGCGCAGCGGTTGGAGGACATCGCCACGGGCAAGGCCGAGACGGTGTATCTGTTCGACGGCGTGGACGTGCGCAAACTGACGGCGGCCGAGGTGAAGCACTACGGCCTGATGATGGACGCGCATTACACGGCGTTGACGACGGTGCCGAACCCAAAAAAGTGATTTTGGCGGTGGTGGACTACGTTGACGGCAACGGGGAGCCACCGCCGGAACTGGTGTTCTATTTCCATCTGAGAGACTTCGGCGACCCGTGGGGGCAGGGCTGGATGCGCTGGCCGCCAGGGGCGCTCATGGAGACATTGCTGGTGCGAAACGTCTACAACGCCTGGCAGGGCTATCGCATGGCTGAGAACCCGGTGCAGTGGTTGAACAAGCACCCGGCCGGGGCTGAGGTCGTGGGGCAGGTGAAGGCGCTGCTGCTGGCGAGCGAGCCGGAGTCGACGCGGATGGAACGTTGGGAGACCGTCGCGGGCAATATGTTGGCGCGCCAACAGTGGCAGCGAGTGACCGGTAGGTAACTATGGCTGACAGGCAAGTCAAGGCGATTCTGGCGGTTGACTACCAGGGCGAGTCGGATGTGCTGAAGGCACAGTCCGACTTGCGCCAGGTGGACGACGCGGCTAAGCAGGCCAACACGGGTCTAGAGCAAACGTCCGGCGGGTTCGGCAGGGTCGGCCAGTCGGCGGCGGCTATTGGCGCGTCTCTGGCCGTGGCCGGGGTTGCGTTTGCCGGGCTGGCGAAAGGCGCTGAGGCGGCGTGGGACCAGATTGACCGCGGCGCTGATCTGGCGCTGCAGAAGAGCCAGTTCGACGCATTGGCCGAGAGCATCGGCACGACGGCCGACGTACTGGAGAACGATCTCAACTCGGCCATGAACGGGCTGGTCAGCAATGCCGACCAGATCGCGGGGGCGTCGCAGCTCATCAGCCTGGGGCTGGCCAAGACGCACGAAGAGGCCGTGGCGCTGTCGGAGGTGTCGGGCAAGCTCAACTGGGACATGCAGGTGTTGGGCCTGACGATTGCCAACCAGTCTACGGCGCGTCTGGACTCGCTGGGGCTGAGCATCGAGTCAGTCAAAAGCAAGATTGACGGACTGACGGCCAGCGGCATGAGCGCGGATGACGCGTTCAAGTGGGCGATCATCGAGGCGGGCCGCGAGAAGATCGGCATCCTGGGTGATGTCAGCGAGACGACCGCGGGCAAGATTCAGCAGCTGGAGGCCAGCGGCCAGAACCTGAAGGACACGTTCAGCGAACTGGCGTTCACGCTGTTTGAGGCGGCGGGCGGCGTAGAGGCGGTGGGCAACGCGGCCGACAACATCAGCGTCCTGGGCGACGCGCTGGCGAAGATCGAGCGGTACAAGGAAGCGGGGCTGGACATCCAGAAGTTGATGATCGCCCTGGCCGGCGGCGACTGGGAGCGCGTGGGGCAAGAGGTCAAGTCGCTCGATACGCAGGTGCAGCTGGGCGAGATCAGTTGGAACGAGTGGGCGTTTGCCGTCAACAACGGCGTCTATACCACGGGGCAGCTGAGCTACGCGCTGGGGTCGGTTGATGAGGTGATGTTTGCCCAGGCGCGGCGCGTGACCGACGCCCGGCAGGAGATGGAAGCCTACGGCGAGACGGCCTACACGGCGGCTTTGGCGCAGCAGGCGATGGCCGATGTGGATCTGGACGCCCTGAACCAGCAGATTGAGTTTCAGAACGCGGCAGCCGAGGCGGTGCAGCGGTATGCCGACGCGGTGGCGGCGCTGACGGCGCAGGGTGGTGACTACTTCACCCAATTTGCGGAGCTGGACCCGGCGCAGCCTTATGACTTTGCCCAGGCGCTATATGACGCGGCGGACGCGGCGGGGGCAGGCATTGGCCCGCTGAGCGAGCTGGGCGTGGCGTATGGGCTATTCCCGGAGAGCGTGGCCGAAGCGGCAACGGCGGCGGCGCAGACGCAGACCATCATCGACAACCTCGCCGGGGCGGCGGCCGAGGGCAAGATACCGTGGGACGATTACGCCACGGCGGTGCAGTCGGCCCTTGACGCGCTGAATGAGGTGCCGGATGCCGATCGCGGCGTGCCGCTGCCGTTTGTGGGCGAACGACAACGCGACCTGGCCGACTTCGAACTGGACGGGACGGTGCCGCAGCTCGAGCCGGTGCAACTGGAGGTGCAGCTGCACACCGAGGCGATTGAGGAGGCGGTGGCGGTGGCGCGGGGCATTGTCGATGGGTTCACCGACCCGGCCGAGGCGTATGAGGCGGTGATGACGCTGGACATCGACGATGTGACCACAAAGGCCGGACTGGTGAAGACGCTGATGGGCGAGATACCGGACACGAAGGAGATCATGATCCACGTCAGCGCGTCGGGGATGCACATCCTGGAAGAGCTGCGGGCCGTCGGAGCTATACCATGAGTTGGAATGTCAAGGTGGCGACGTTTGTGGTGGGGGCGACGACGTTCAACGCGGAGGCGGCGGGCGTCGGCGTGGAAGGCGGCTCGGCGGCGGGGCCGCGGCTGGCGAAGCGCATTGAGGTGACGCCGTGGGGCGCGGTGCATGACATGGATGGGACCGACGACGGCAAGCTGATCTGGCCGCAGGTGTGGAATGATTTCGTGTTCTACAGCGCCACATCGGCGCAGCACACGCAGTACGAGAACCTGATGGCCCTGGTGGGCAAGCACGGCACGCTGACGGTCAAGATCCGAACGGCGAGCACGACGATTGTGAAGACGGCCACGGCCCGGCAGATGCCGGTGCCGGAAGATGCCCAGTGGACGGCGCCTTTTGTGACCAACGCGCCCAACTGGCTGATGGTGCGCGGCGTGTGGCAACTTAAGTCGGGCTGGACGGTGGTGTAATGGCTGAGCGATACAGCGACCTCTACGCGTCGTTCGTCGAATGGGACGACGACACGCACACCGTCATCAACGTGGGCGGGCAGACGGCGATCACCGGCATTGGGCAGGCCGAGGTGATCAAGAAGCGCGGCCAGATGGTGCGGGGGCGGTTCACGTTCCTGAAGGACAGCAGCGGCGATTGGGCGGATTTTGTGCAGGCCGGGCGCATTGTGAGCCTGTACCAGTACAACCGCGTGATGGCTAATGATTTCTCGTTCCCCTATCGGGAGATGGGGGCGATTTTGATTCAGAAGCTGCGTGAGGGCATTGATGCCGCGGGTCGCCGGACGGTGGAGGTCTCGGGGCTGGGTCTGGAGCATCTGCTGACGAAATACCGGCACTGGTCGCCGATTGGCGAGGAGACGACGTATTCGACCACGTTGGCTTCGACGGCCGTGGGGCCGATTACGACGGCGCTATTTGACGGCGCGCCGAACGGCAACAAGAGCGCCACCCTGGACAGTGTGGCCGGGATGGAGGTCGGGGATCAGATATTTATTGAGATGGGCACGCCCAGCGGGGACGACGGGTCGCACGTCTCGATCATCACCGGCATTGAGGAAGAGGGCTGGAACGACAACCAGCTGACGTTCCTGGACCGCATTCCGTACAATGCGCCGGTCGACAACGAGGTGGTGGTGCGGAAGGCGGTGCTGCACCTGGCGGACATGTCGGGGTTCGCCGTGGGGCAGCGGGTGGTGGTGACGCTGGACAGCGCGGCGACGCATGAGAGCGTCATCATCAAGGTGGACGAGGCGGACGGGGAGATCCACATCCGCGACGGTTTGCCGAGCCAGGCGGCGTCGGGCAAGGCGGTGGTGGCCTACGATTACAGCGAGCCGGCCACGGATGACGTGACGCAGATCATGGCGCCGGCGGTGGCGGACGGCTGGGATGTTGAGTTCGACAACGTGGCCTACGAGGGGACGGCCGACGGGACGACGCACGTGCCGGGCGGTGACAGCATCTGGGATCTGTTGCAGGCGACGGCGGCGCAGACGGGTGAGTTTTTCCGCATCGCGTTTTTGGCCGGGGGGTATCAGCCGCGGAAGCTGTTGAAGTGGCAG